GCGATCCCGTCGGCCGGCGTCGACCGGCGCGCGAGTTCCTTGCAGGTCAGGCCGTGGCTGCCGGCGGCTCGGATCGCCGCCAGCACGCGGTCCCTCTGCCCCTGCCGGTTGGCCAGGCCGCGCTCGTTGGCCGCGTCGCTCTGGCGGTTGCCGCCGTGCCGCGCCGCGCACACGTCGTAGTCCGGCACGCGGACCGCGCGGGCGAAGTCGTCGGGGGCCGCCGAGGCCGGCGCGCACGCCGGCGCCGTCCACGGGGAGGGCGGCGATCCCGCGCCGCCGTACGTCCGCGGATCGTTCGCCAGCGTGGCTCGGCCGCCTGCCGCGAAGAGCGGCAGGTCCGCGAGCGCCGCGTGGCGCGACACCGGCTCGGCGGCCCGGCGGCTCACGCCCGGACCCCGCGGCGCAGCGCGGCCATGCGGTTGGCCTCCGCCTTGCGCCCCTCGACGGCCAGCAGCGCCCGCGCGATCTCGTACCCGGTCTCCGTCCGCGGCAGGGTCATCCATGCGCGGACCGCGTCGGGGTCGTCCTGCGGCGCGTCGTCGACGTGCGCCGCCACCAGCTCCAGCGCCTGGCTCGCCGCGGCGGAGAGCATCCGCTCCGCCGCCTGGTGCGCCCCGCGCGTCCGTTCCAGCGCCGCCTGGTACGCAGCCGTCTCGCCCTTCGTCAGCGGCGCCAGCGCCGGGTCCAGCTCAACCGTTCGTTTGCGCGGCATGGGCGGCCTCCTTGCGGTTTTGCTTCGGGCACACGTGGCGTTCCTCGGGCGGGTACTGGTCGCCGCAGTACGGGCACTCCGCGAACGGCGGCTCGCGTTCGAGCTCGTAGGCGTTGCCGGTCTCCTCCTCGTACCATTCCCCGAGGCCCTCTGCGACGTCGTGCGGGTAGGCGTCCCCGTCGTGCGGCAGCCGCGTCCACGACGGCGTGCCGTCCTCCATCACCATGTCCAGCGAGACCAGCATCCCCGTCGCCTCGCACTTGATCCTGTAGCGCGCTCCGCTCATGCCCCCACCGCCTTCCCCGCCGCCGCCGCGTTGGCGCGGATGCGGCGATCGACGATCTTGCGCGCGGCCTCCAGCAGGTTCCCCAGCGTGCGCACGTCCGCCAGCGTCCCGGCGTCGACGGATTCGGAGTCCGGGGCCGGGAACTCGGCGCGGAAATGCGCGGCCACCAGCTCGGCGTCCGCCCAGGCGCCCGTCGCGGCGCTCTCGTACACCGCCAGATCGACATCGTCGTCAAGGTCTGCGTCGCGGTCTCCCACGACGCCTTCGAGGATGCAGCCCTCGATCCACCCGCGTCCGTATTTGCGGTCGCCCCACGAGTCGATCAGCTCCCGCGCCGCCGCCGGCGAGGTCCGCGCGATCCCCTCCGCGTCGCCGGCGATGCCGTCGCTCGCGTCCACCCGGAACTGTGCCTCCGCCGCCGCGCCCGCCAGCCGCTTCGCCGCCTGGCGAACATCCTGCGCCCGCCAGCAAGCCGCCTCGGCGAACTCCCGCGCGAACGCCTCGTCGGCGGTCGGCACGCTCGCCGGTTCATCCTTCAGCCTTTTGCCTTCATCCTTCATCTCGTCCCCCTGGTTGCGCGCCGGGAACCGCCCCGGCGCAAAATCGCTATTGACGCGCCGAAGTGCCGGGCGTAGCCTCTCGCACATGAGCGCGCACGCACGGATCGCCGATCCCCAACTCCCGCAGCAGCTTCGTCCGCAGCATCCGGCTGCGGAGCCCGGCGCGCCGTCCCGACACCGCGTTGTGCAGCGTCGACGGAAGGTAGCCCTCGGCCCGTGCCCAGTCGGCCAGCGTGGTGCCGCGCAGGATCAGCGCGGCCCTCGCCATGCCCACCAGCCTGCGGTCCGGTGCGGCCTTCTCTTTTTTGCCCCGCGTAGAAAATCCGTGTTTCATGGGGCCGTAATGTAGCGGCAGACCGTTACACTGTCAACAAGGAAATTGCTACATGCGCAAACACGGTCCGACGCCGTTCTCGCAGGCAAGGGCGGAGCTTGGCGTGACGCAGCAGGAGCTGGCCGATTTCCTTGGAATATCACGTAATTACGTGTCGCTGCTAGAGATCGGGCAGCGCTCCGCGACGCCTGACCTCCTCCGCCGCCTGCGGGAATGGAAGGCGGTGCATGCTACAATCTCGCGGCAGGGTGCTGACATGGCCGCCGCTACACCGGGGCCGGATGTTGACAGCGCGGCCAACGATCCCGCCTGCAGGTACTCCGGCGAACCTGTGGCCCGTTCGGAATTGGAGACGCTCCGCGCACAGGTGGCCAGCTTGGCGCGGACGGTCGAATCGCAGGCCGCGACCATCGAAAGGCTCTCGCGCGGCGTCTGCCGCTACCCCGACGCCTCGGCTTCGGGGCCTTCATCATCGGAATGTGGAGCGCAGTCGCGCGCTGGATGAAGCAACGAAAGAAAACCGGAACATGAACGCACGAACAGCCTTCGCGATTTCCGCCGCCGCGCTTGTGGCGATGTCCGCACCGTGCCGCTCGGACGAACAGTTACCGTCGCTGGCGGAACAGGTCGTGCGCATCGACGCCGGCCGCCGCCTGTGGAAAGAGATCGACAAGACGCGGGTGTCGGCGCTGCTGGAGCAGATGGCGACGCGGTACGGCACGACGCAGCAGCACGCGGCCGACGTGGCCGTTAAGGCGTCTCAGATACTACGCGACAAGTACGGGATCGAGGAGACGATCCAGTCGGTTTTGGAAAACGTCAACCGGGTTCACCTCGCCACGCCCACGGCGAACGATCTACCGCTCGTCGCGGCGGTCTACGTCCAGTTGCGAAACGCCGGAAGCAGCGGCGAGGAGGCATCCGCCGCCATCTCCGCCGAACTCGCGAAGCGCCCCGAAAAATGAGCGGCGCGATTTAATTGCTTGACTTCGATGCCGTCAATTTTTCAAAAGCGCACACCGCGTGCGCTTTTCGGTTTCGCAATCCCGCAATCCCGCAATCCGAAATACTTTGCACATCCGGCACGCGCGCGCGCGCGCCAGAGACGTATGCCGCATAGTGCCCGGCATGACGAACGGATCACCGGAAACCAGGAGTCAACCGCCATGTAACGCATGCCGCCGCGGCGCGGGGACCGCCCCCGCGTCCGCCCCGTTTTCCGTCGATATACCGCAAAACGCGAGTGTGAAGCGCCCGGCGGACATTGCTGGTTGCACCGCCGGGCACGTCCACCCCGCCCAGGCTCCGGCGCTCCGGGATGTCCCTCCCCGCGCGCCGTCCTGGGCGGGCGACGCTACGGAAAACGAAAAGCGCACGCCGCGTGCGCTTTTCGCCGCCGCCGTCGCCGCGGTCTTCGCCTCGCCCGCAGCCGCCTTCGCCGCCGAGGCCGCCCAGGCGCCCGCCACCCAGGTCACGGACGCAGGTTCGCAGTGGCTCGTCGGGGCGGCCGCGGCCGGGGCCGCGATCCTCGCGTGGCTCAAGATCAAGGACCACGGCACGCGCAAGCCCCCCGTCCAGGAGGAGCTCTACCGCGACTACGTCCGCCGCGAGGAGTTCGTCCAGTGCCAGGGCATTTGCCGCAAGGACTCGGAGGCGATCCGCATCCAACTCGCCGCGCTCGACTCCAAGGACGAGGACCGCACGCGCGGCACCCACGCCCGCATCGACACCTTGTTCCGCGAATCGCAACGCACCAACCGCGCCGTGGGCAAGCTCCTCGGCGTCTTGATCGGGCAGGGCAAGGCCCCCGCCGCGATGCTGGCCGAAACCGGGGAGGACCTGTGAGCAAGCCCGAACTCTACGCCCAGAAGCTGCTCGGCATCCTGCACCAGTACCAGGGCATCGAAGCCCGCGAGCTACAGCTCGTCACGGACTTCCAGATCGCGGTCTCCCCGACCGCCACCGCCGCCGAGGTCGCCGCCGCCCTCGCCAAGCTGCGCGACGACGGCCTTGCCGTCCGCCGCGTGGACTCCCTCCGCGGCAACGTCTGGACCATCACCAAGGATGGCTTCGCCGAAGCCCGCAAGCTCGCCTACGAATCCCAATTCTGAAAAGCGCACGCCGCGTGCGCTTTTCAAACGCTCCCGTCTCTTCCTGCCTTCCTGAGTTCCAGATTGCTCCCATGAATCCACGATCCGATAGCCTCTTCGCCCGCCTCAAGCGGGCCGCGCAGCTCGACGAGTTCTTCGCCTTCGTGGCGACGGACGCGCCGGGCTTCCGCGACATGCTGGCGTGGCTGGAGGAGCGCGGCGTGGCGGCCAGCATGGGCGCGGTCCACAACCTGGTCACGTACCACATGGGCGTCTGGCGCGCCGAGCAGGCCGTCCGCGCCAGCGACGAGGCCGTGGCCGAACTGCCGTCGGATGCCGACGAAAAGCTGCGCGAGCGCATCCGCATGCTCAAGTTCGACCTCACGATGCGCGACCTTTCCGTGCAGCAGCAGCTCGCCGTCTGGAAGCTCGACCAGACCGAGCGCGAGCTGGCTGGCAAGGACCGCAACGCCCGCGACCTCGCCGTCGACGCACTGCTCAAGGAAGCCGAAGGCAACCCCGCAGCCAAGGCCGCCCTCGCCGCGTTCCTGCAAGCGCTGGACGCGGGGAAGGGTGCGGACACCGCCGCGACGGAAGGGGGGGCACAGTGACCACCCTGCCTACCCCGATCTACCAGAGCAAGCGCGCCACGCTCTACTGCGGCGACTGCCTGCCCATGCTTCCGCTGCTGCGCGGCATCGACGCCGTCGTGAGCGACCCGCCGTATGGAGTCAAGTTCACTTACGGCGCGAAACAAAAGAGTTCAGGGCTAGTTCCGCCACACCACGCTTGTCACTGTAACAAGCCCATCCATGGCGACGACGTTGATTTCGACCCCGCCCCCTTGCTGGACTTTTCCGGAAAAAAAAACATGCCCATCGCTTTGTGCGGAGGCGACCACTTCGCGCAGCGTCTGCCCAAGGGAATGTTCCTTACGTGGGACAAGAGCGTTGGCCAGGGCGCGGCAGCGACGTTTGCAGACGCAGAGATTGTCTGGACAAACCGGCGCAACGCGCGGTGCATCTTCCGACACTTCTGGATGGGAGCGTTTCGTGCGGGCGAGGACGGGTCGAGCAAGCAGAAGCGACTGCACGTTTCGCAGAAGCCCGTCGAGCTGATGGCGTGGCTCCTGGACACAATCCGCGTGGGCTTGGGCAAGACGGTCATCGACCCGTACATGGGTTCGGCATCGACCGGCGTGGCGTGCCTGCGCACGGGCCGCAAGTTCGTGGGGATCGACATCGACGCGGAGAATTGCGCGAACGCGGTCGAGCGGATTCGGCGAATCGAAGCCGAGATCGAGGAGGGGCTTAAGGCATGAAGAAGCAAACCTCCATTCGGGACCGCGTCGCCGCCGCCGCCGCCGAGGCCGAGCCGGCCGTCAAGGTGCCGCGCGGGATCTCGTTCCACGAGTTCATGCACAAGCATGCCAGCGTGAAGGTCGGGACGAAGTTCCTGCCGTACAGCACGGCCGGCCGCGAGCCGCTGCTGATGGTGATCGGCGTGATCGACCGCGTGCTCGGCAACTCCACCGCCTACCTTTCGCCCGCCGAGCGTGTCGCCATGTTCGGGACGGACTCCGAACGCGCCGACGGCCCGGTCGCCGACGCCTGCCTCGACGTGTGCGGCGGGGCGCAGTTCGGCAAGACGATCATCGGTCTCCACCTCAAGGCCTACCTCGCCGCCGTGCGCGGCTGCAACACCTACTACGCCCTGCCCGACGACGACCTGGTGCAGGGCATCGTCGACGGCAAGGAACGGCCCGAGGTCATCGACCAGATTCCGTGGCTCGCCGCCATGGCCAAGGTCGGCAAGGCGCTCAACGCCTCCGGCAAGGCCGCCGACCGCAAGGGCGCGATGCTGCTCACCGACGGCACGACCACCGCCATGAGCTACATGCGCGGCATCAACGCCAAGGTGCCGACGACCTTCTCCGCCGACTGCGTGATCGAGGACGAGAAGGACGACATCAAGGACGCCAACGCGCGCTTCCTCGAAGGCCGCATGACGGCGTCCCTGCTCCGGTTCCACGTCACCATCGGCACCCAGCGCTACCACGGCGCGGGCCAGAACCTCAAGTTCGAGGAAGGCACGCAGCACGTGGGCTACCTGGTCTGCCCGGCCTGCGGCGCGAAGCACAACCCCGAGGAGAGCTGGCCGAAGATTTGCAGGCTGGAAGTCGGGCACCTCGGCATCGACCCATGGCTGACGCCGGAAGGCGACTTCCTCGACAACGCGGGCGGACGCCACGCCTTCAGTCCGACCGGCAAGTACTACTTCGCGTGCCCCGACTGCGGGCAGGGTCTGGACCGCACCCAGATCGCGTACGAGGCGCGCCGCCCGGAGCGCGTCGCCGCGCGCAAGTGGAGCGTCCGCGTCTCGCAGCTCTGCTGCTCGGGACTGCCCGTCATCATGTTCGCGCAATCGTGGCAGAACGCCGTGCGCGACCCCGACTCGATGAAGGCCTTTTCCTGCGACCGCCTCGCCATCCCCAAGAGCACCGCGCAGGCCGTCACGCCGGAAGTACTGCACCGCGCGACGACGCTTTCCCCCGTGTTCCTGTCCTTGGCTCCCTCCCCAGAGGGCCGCGTGCGCTTCTGCGGGTTGGACACCGGCGACCGCTGCTGGTTCACCTGCCGCGAGCTGGACACCGCCACGGGCCGCAAGGCCACGGTGTGGGCCGAGAGCATCGCGGCGGAGTCGGTACGCTCCCGCGTGCCCGCCCTCTTCGCGACGCTCGGCGCATCCTGCCTCTTCGTGGACGCCGGTCCGCTGCGCGACCTGGCGCGCGACCTCTGCCTGCTCCTCAACGGCATCCAGCCGGAGATCCACGGCGCGGGAGGCTTCGACCTCGGCGGGCGGATCGACCTCGGGGCCGTGACGTGGGACGGCGCGCGCCGCGTCTGGACGGGCCTCCGCTGCGCGGCGGTCGAGTTCACGGGCAAGCCCGGCAGCGGCATCGCGCAGGCCTGCCGCCTGACGCCCGCAAACTCCAGCTTCTACCCCGTCGTCTCGTGCAACCGCGACGAGGCCATCGGCATGGCGGTCGACGAGCTGCTCACGGCCAGCGAGGGCGTGCAGGTCGTCGGCGCGGACGGACGCCTGCGCAGCGAGCCGCTCTGGCTCCTGCCTGCGGACGTGCCCGGCGCGCAGCCCATCGTCGCCACGCTGCACTCGCACATCCTCTCCGGCGCCCGCAAGGAGCGCGACGCCACGGGCCGCGAGGAGCACTACATCGACCAGGTGGAAAACCACTTGCTGCTGGCCAGCGCCTACGCCCGCGTCGCCGAGGCCGTCGCCTCCGACGCCGCCACGCGCGGCGGTTCCTGCGGCGCGGGCCGCGTCCACGCCGCCGACGGACATCCGCTCGACGGAAACGGGAACACCTTCGGAGGGCCTCTGCTGTGAAGTTCCGCCTGCCCAGCTTCCTCGCCTCCAAGTCCGGGCCGGTCGTCAGCGCCTCGCGCGTCGAGCTGCGCATGATGGCCGCGTGGTCCCCCCTGGAGTCCCTGACGCCGCGCACCCTCGCCGCCGCGCTCAACGCCTACAAGGGCGGCGACCTCGCCGCCTTCGCGCGGCTCTGGGAAGACGCCCGGCTCCGCGACGACACGATCCCCACCGTCGAGCCCAAGCGCCTCAAGGCCGTCTCGCGCCTGGACTGGGAAGTCGTCTCCCGGGAAGACTCGCCCGCCGCCGCCCGCCAGAAGGACATCCTGGAGGCGTTCTACCGCAGCCTGCGCTACACCGAGGCCCTCGACGAGGACGCCTCCGGCGGGTTTTCCGCGCTGCTGCGCGGCATGCTGCGCGCGGTGGGCGCCGGGTGGAGCGTCCAGGAGATCGTCTGGCGTCCCTCTCCCGACGGGCTCTCCGCCGAGTTCCGCCAGGTGCCGCTGGACCTGTTCGAGCGCCGCACCGGCAAGCTGCGCTACCTGCCCAGCGAGGGCGCGTACAACGGCGTCGAGCTGGAGGAGGGCGGCTGGCTCGTCTCCTCGCACCCGGACCGCCTCGGCGTGGCCTCGCTCGTGCTGTACCTGTACAAGCACCTGCCGCTCCGCGACTGGCTCGTCTACTGCCACCGCTACGTGGTCCCCGGCCTGCACGGCCAGACCCCGGCGCGCAAGGGCACGCAGGAGTGGGACGATTTGCGCGACGCCCTCGCCAACTTCGGCCAGGACTGGGCCTTGCTCACGGGCAGCGACGCCACGGTCAAGACCATCGACGCCAACGCCAAGGGCGAGCTGCCCTACGAGAAGATCGTCGAGCGCTGCGACCGCCGCCTGACGGCCCTCTGGCGCGGCGGCGACCTCGGCACGATCTCCAGCGCCGACGCCACCGGCGCCTCGCTCCAGCAGGCCGAGACCGACCTGCTGACGAACGACGACGCACGCTGGGCCGAGGAGGTGCTGGCCGAGCGCGTCTCGCGGTACGTGCTCCGGTACACGCTGGGCGACGTGCCCGCGCTGGCGGAGATCCGCATCGCCACCACCAACCCCTTCGTCGAACGGGACCTCAAGGTCGACGCGGCCCTCGTCGGCTGGGGCGTCCCCGTTTCCGTCTCCGACCTGCTCTCGCGCTACGGCCGCCCGACGCCCGAGGCCGGCGAGGCGCTCGCCAAGCCCGCCGCCGGAGCCCCCGCCGCGATGGCTAACGCCGGAGGCCAGGAGCCCCGCCGAGACGCCGTCATGGAGGCGCTGGCAGCCGACCTGCAGCCGCTCCGCGACCGCCTTGCAGCCGCCCTGCGACTTCCCGACGGGCAGATGGAGGCCGCGCTCGAATCCCTCGCCGCCAACGCCGCCGGCCTCTACGCCGAGATCGACGCGCGCGGCAACGCCCCCGCCGCGATGGCGCGCCGCCTGGCGCAGGCGTTCGCCGACGGCGTCGAACACTTCAAGGAGGACCAGGAAGCATGAAGACCGCCATCATGAACGTTACCGTCTCCACCGCTGGCCTTTTCGAAATGGTCCGCGCCGCCGCTCGCGCCGGCATGGATGCTGTTGTCCTGGTCAACTCCGAGGACGCCGCCGCGTACGGGACTGAACTCCGCCCCATGCTCAACGCCGTGCCGTTCGGCGAGGGCTCCGCGCACGAGTGGCTTTCCGTGCCGTTCGCCGACGTGCCCTACGACCGCGACGGGGTGCGCGGCATCCAGCGCCTCAACGCCGCGTCGGCCGGCAGGTTCGTCGCCGCGATGGAAGCCGCCATGGCCGCCGATCCGCGCCTCGGCGCCGGGCTGCCGATGTACGTCGGGCATCCGGACTACTGGCCCAAGAACGGCACCACCGATCCGGCCGAGTGGCTGCGCAACATGCCGCCCGCCTATGGCTGGATCAAGGGTTTCCGCGTCTCCGCCAACAGCCTCGACATGCGCACGGAGTGGACGGACGAAGGCTGGTCGCTCGTGCAGTCCAAGAAGTACCGCTTTTTCTCCCCGCTGTTCCTCGGCGCCGACGCCGGGAAGGAAAACGGGACGCGCATCTTCGAGCCCCGCCTGATGCGCAGCGCGGGCCTCGTCAACACGCCGAATTGGCCCATGCCCCCGCTGGTCAACGCGGCACACCCAGGCGGGGGGACGGAGACGCCCATGACGCTCACCGAACGAATCGCCGCCCTCCTGGGAGGCACCTACGCCGACGAGGACTCCCTCGTCAACGCGGCCCAGTCCGCCCTGGGCAACGTCCAGACCCTGACGCAGCAGCTGAACGCGGCCACCGCCGAACGCGACACGCTGGAGTGCGCTTCCGGTACGTTGGCCGAGCGAGCCGCCGCGCTGGAAACGAAGCTTGTCGCCAAGACGCGGCTGCTCGCGCAGACGCTTGTCAACGCCGCCGTGTCGCGCGGCGCCGTGCTCCAGGAGCACGCCGAGTCGCGGATCGCCGAGCTGGTCAACGCGGGCGACGCCTTCGACACGCGCGCCTCCGAGATCGCCGCGCTGCCGCCGCTGATGAAGACCAAGCCCGCCGCGGGCGACGCCGCGCGCCGCAGCGCCGACACCAGCGAGCGCCGCGTCCGCGTCCACGAGCTCGTCAACGCCGCGATGGCGGAGCAGCACATCTCCTACGACGACGCCTTCAAGCGCGTCCGCAAGCAGAACCCCGCGCTGTTCGGCGAGTAGCCGCACGCGCATTTCCACACCACCCCAACAAGGGACCAAAGAACCATGAGCATCGGAACCCACGAGAACGGGAAGATCACCCGGAAATGCGACGCGGCCCTCGCGGACGGCGTCGTCGTAAAGGCCGGCACCGACGACAACCATGTCGCCGTCGCCACCGCAGCCACCGAGAACCCCATCGGCGTGGCAACCTCCGCGACGGACGCGGCCGAGGACGATGTCGGCGTCGAGCTGTTCTCGGCTCCCGGCACCAAGAAGGGCGTGGCGCTCGCCGCCATCGCCGTCGGCGCGCGCCTCTGCGCGGCCACCGCGGGCAAGGTCCAGACCCTGCCGACGACCGTCAACGGAACGTACTACGTGATCGGCCGCGCGATCACCGCCGCCGCCGCCGCGGCGGACGAAATCGAGTACGAGGGCTGCGTCCCGTATCCGGTCGTCATCTCCGGCAACTAAGCCGGGCTCCATCCATCCTCAATTCCCCAACAAGGAACAAGCACCATGAAAGAACTCCTCCCCCTCGACACCGCCGTCCGCAGTCCCGCGCACGGCATGGTGGCGCTCGCGGACGCCGCGAGCTTCAACAACACGCACTTCAGCGAGCCGCTGACCACGTTCGCCGTGGGCTGGCGCGACCCCAGCAACCTGCAGGGGATGCTGGACTTCCTCGCCCCCGGAGTGCGCACCTCGCGACGCTTCGAGTTCCGCAAGGCCAATGCCGCGGCGGACTTCCTCGTCGACAGCGACGACGAGCGCGCGGTCGGCGCGGACTTCAAGCGCGTCAAGTCCTCGGGCACCATCGAGCAGAGCAAGACGGTGAACCGCGGCTTGACCACGTTCGTCGACATGGACGAGGTCGGCATGGAACAGGACTGGCAGCAGGAGGCCGTGGGCATGCTCATGCGCCGCTCCGTCCGCAACGACCTGGTCGCCGCCATCGCCCTGGCCGTGGCCGGAGCGGAGAACACGCCCAAGACGTGGGACAGCGCGAGCGATCCCGACGCCGACCTGATCGCGCTCTGCGAGGCCAGCGGCGACGCGATGGGCTTCAACCCCAACCGGATCGCGTTCCTGGGCGCGGCCTGGACGAAGCGCCTCACCGCGCTCCGCGCCAAGACGACCGCCGGGGGCTTCGCGGGCATCGCGCTCACCACGCCTTCCGAGGTGGCCCGCTACTGCGGATTCCAGGAGGGCATGGACATCAATGCCCGCTACCAGTCCGCGGCCGCCGCGAAGGCCAAGGTCGGCGGCGGCGCCTACGCCATCGCGCTCTACGCCGAGGCCGGCCTGACGAAGGACGACCCGAGCAACATGAAGCGCTTCTGGAGCCCCTGCGGCGACGGGACGCAGTACCGCGTCTACGTGCGGCAGGTCAACGAAAAGTGCTGGGCCGTCACGGTCGAGCGCTACGTCCGCATCGTGGCCACCGGCACGGTCGGACTGCTCAAGTACACGGTCTCCTGACCGCACCCCCGCAGGCACCGTAGGAGGAACACGCAATGGCCACGTGGCGCGCAATCGCAGACAGCGACATCACCGCGAAGCTCTCCGCCGACGAGCTGGAGTCGATCCGGGCTTCGGCCCCGGACGGCACCGACCCCGTCGCGGAGGCCGTGGCGCAGGTCGTCGACCGCGTGCGCGGCTACGTGGCCGCGTGGCCGCGCAACGTCATGGGTCCGGCGGGCACGGTGCCCGCGCGGCTCATGGACGCGGCGTGCGCCCTCCTCGTGCCCGCGCTGTACGGCCGCACGGCCGGCCTGATGATCGACCTCAACGACGTGCGCAGGGAAGCGGCGAAGTCCGCCGAAGCCCTGCTGCGCGACGCGGCCCGCGGCCTGTTCGCCGTGGAGCTGCCGGAAGCCGGGGAAGAGTCGACGCTCGACGCCAAGTCGGCATCCGCCGAGCTGGCCGCGGGCGGCGGCACGACGCTCCGCAGGGGCGACCTCAACGGCTTGTAGGCCGAAGTGAGAAGTCTGAAGGAAGAAGGACGAAGGAAGGAAACGGAACCATGAAGAAATTCGGAATGACTCTGATGCAAGCACTGCTGGTCTGCGCGGTCCTCGCGCTGATGATGCCGGCGCAGACGGCGCGCGCCGAAGGCACGCCCGTGACGCTGACGTTCGCCCTGCCGGGCGGCTCGGCCAACGTCGCGACCAACACGTACTCCGCCGGCGTCGCGCAGCCGGCGAACAGCGCCATCAAGGTGCTGGCGGTGGAATGGCTGTACGCGGGCACCGCCGCCACCAACGGCACGCTCAGCGTTACCAAGTCGGCGGGAGGTCCGGCGTGGAAGACCGTTGCCCACGGCAACGACGGCGGCGCGGCCTATAGCGGGGTGTCCTTCGAAACGAACGACTGGTACATCCGACGGGGAAACTCCCCGACGGTCACGGCCTCTGTAACCAACGCCTGCACAGTTACGGTGCATGGCCTGGAGCAATAGCCCGTGACCGAACCCGGCACACTCGACGACCTGCGCTCCGCAGTCGTGGCCCGCCTGCAGTCCGTCCCCGCCCTGGCCGGCATCCCCGTCCTCGGCGAGGACCGGCTCGACATCCAGGCGGAGATCGCCAAGGGCCTCGCCACGGGCGGCGGCCTGGTGATCGCGGTCTCCACCGGCGGCGGGCGGTTCCTTAGCCCGAACCTGCCGCTGCCGCAGTGCGAGGCGGAGATCTTCGTCGAGTGCGCCGAGGTCCCGGCCGTCAACCGCGGCGCGTCGGGCCGCAAGATCCCCGGCATCCGCGTCGCGGTGCTCGCGGTCCGGGCGCTGCACCACTTCGGCTGGACGCGCGGGCAGGTGCTCACCGCCACCGAGATCAGCTACAGCCGCCACGACACCAAGCCCATCGTCGTCTACGTCCCGAGCTTCACCACGCGCGTCCTTTTC